TAGGTGTGATAGTGATTGCTCTGGCCTCTCTGGTATGTTGTAACCCAATGGGTCACGCATAAACTCGCTAGTGTCTATATTCACAGACCATCTACCTCTGGCTGGGTTGTATGTGTCCGGTACTCTAGTTAGTTTTTGTGGGAAGCCAACACCATCTAGAGTCTTTAGACCACTAGCCATGTTTCTCTGGTATCTGTCTAAGTGCCTTGATATCATAGTGCCTTTCAAGGGGGTGTCAAAGAATTGGTGTACGTGGAACCCACGACCAGTGAAGACTGTTCTCACATCGCCATTCAGCTTGGAAACCAAAGAAGCCACATCCTTTTTGACATCTTCAAGTGTTCCATCTTCTAACATATCAAAGTCCCACCAAGCCCTATCCATCACTACAGATTCTACGTCCATCTTCCAAGACCTTCTTTCATCCCTTCTCTCAAAGGAGTATAGAGATGTGTAGCAAGATGCCTTACCATTTACTTTTGTGATATAACTATCGAAGTCATTTCTACTTTCACATAGAGTGCGTCGAAGACCTATCTCTCTTGGGAAAGTCAGAGGCATAATATCACTCCGTCTGCTGACTTCCACATTCACAGGCCCATACAATTAGTTTTTCCGGTAAAGAACCTTCTTGACCATTCACACGCCAAACTTCTTCTGAGCCTTCCCATCGGTCACTAGAGCCACATGCAATACATGTCACAAACACCTTAGACGCACCTGCTCTACTCATAAGCCCCACTCCGTAATTCCGTTTAATTCAGCCTCACAGTTAAGTGAGAAATCACACCACATAGGACAAAAATAGTCGTTCCATTTCATAGGCCATTGGTGGGAAGTTAGAGATTCAATAGTGTCATATAATGATTCCTCAAAGGCATTATAGGAACGCTTGGAGAATGGCTCCATTAAAGCAAAACCACGTTCTACCCCTAACCACATGGTCTTACCCCTCTTGTTACCCTCATTTAGTAGCTTATCTCCACCGTCCTCTGGTATCTCATAGTCCGGGCAGACGTATAGGAAATGTGTTACCTCATCATAACCCAACATGCCCAATAATCTACTGTAATATACCAATTCTTTTCTTGTTCTGGATAGTTTAGACATACCCATGTTACCGGTCTTTAACTCTACTAGCACAAGGCCCCCTGTTTCTGGGTGTCTTAACACACCATCAATAAGACCTACCCAAACTATAGGGTGTCCGTCGAATTCCTCAAAGACTTCGTGCTTTACCTCTGCCTCTACTACGTCAAAACCACCTATATCGTAGGCTATTTGGTGTAGCATTAGGTTGAGAGAATCCACACCATCGTCTTCCTCTACTCCCTGCTCTATGGCAGTAGGTATTATCTGTTCTGGTCCCTGTAACAAGCCCGCTTCCATGACGTTATGTATCTGAGTACCACGTATCATCTGCTCTGTAGCAGGTGGTCTAGGTATATCTGCTATGTAACGCCAGTAAAACTGTCTAGGACACATGATGTAACCCATCAAAGATGACTTACTAATCCTATATACGTCAGCACCTATGGGGTTATAGGATGACAGGGAAGCCTGTTCTGGTGTTGCTCTCATTCTTCTTCCCCAGAAATACCATCATCCCAATTCTCAAATGTGGTTTGTTCTGTTCCATATATATCCCCACCACAATGAGGACAGATATCACTCTTTTCTATATCCTTCATGTTAGGTCTTAGTAACTCCTCTTTGCAGTTAGCACACACTATCCTCTCTATCTTTCCTTCTTCTTCCAAATGAGTATAAACTAAAGTCTGTAATCTCATTAAGTCGCCACCCATAATTTGTAGTATTCTAGTTACCTCACTTGCTAACGCCTTAACATCATCTTTACTTGCCTTCTGACTCATATATTTCACACCCCTAATCACGGTTATAAACAATTCTATATCCACTGTATATTTGACAACCCATTCTTGGCATTTAATAAAGGTTGAGAATCCCACTTAGCTAAGTCATAATAAGGTAGTATTTTCTTTATGATAAATCTATCAGTCATCTGCTTTGAGCCTATCTCTGTTATGCCCTCTATATCAGAGGGGTCATCGAATGCAATATACTTACCGTCTTTATTCAATGTTACTAGGAAGAAGGAACCGGCACGATAACCCTTACCTAAGAATTCGTTAGCCCATGCCGCACCTGCGGAAGAACCAGATAACACCTTGTACTTAGACAGGTCACGTTCAATCTTACCCTTCATACATAATTCTTTTGGGTCTATTTTACCCCCCATTATGCTAGTTATTAGTGATAAATTACGCTCTGTGACGGCCTCCTCTGTTTCTTCTTTTAGAATACCAGATATTGTATTTTTCATAGCCTCTTTCATTACGGGAGGCATACGTGATTGCTTCATCTCAATACCTTTAACGTAAATGTTTGGTTCATGCCACTCACCATCGGTCCAAGCCACTCGTCCTGTGTACCGGTTCTTAGCTACCATGATAAGACGACTGCACCACTTTTCAAATTCTACCTCTATAGGAGCCATTCTCTCATTTATAATCGGCATAGCCTCAATACCATCATCGGGGTATGGTATCTCACAAAACACCGAGTCGGTATGTCCGTATATTACTTTGAATCCTACCCTAGTAGCCTCCACCATTAGCTCCCCTAGAGTCTGTCTAGATGTGTATGTGATAGCCGCCGCTATATCTGGGTGATACATACCATACTTTGCGTCACCACACACACCATACATTGATGCTACTATGGTTTTGGCGGCAAATTGCATACAATCCCACTTTCTTTTCTCCGCTCCGTCACTGACCATCATTTTTACCTTAAACTGGTTGCGTAGCTCAGTCATCTTATCCATCTGTCTGACTAGAAGACCCTTTGTGTCCTGTGTGAAACATGTACCGTTACCACAGTCTTCACCCTCTAGGTCCAGTGTGTCCCAAGATATGTTGTACTTTGCGGCATTACTATGATACATCGCTTTGATATCTAGTATTCCTACGTTATCATACACCCCCGGCTCTACATCTAGAATATCAGCACCTTCGTAATCCACTTTACTAAACTGTGGCCTAGTAGGTATTCTCCTGTCAAAATCTGGGTCTGTCAGAACCAGTTGCGAAAACATCTTTGTAATGAAAGGAGTAGAGCGTATGTCACACTGTACGATGTGTTGTAGGGAAGTGTAATAATCAAGTGCATTTACTGCTTCGTCTAGCTTAGGTAACAATCTTACGTCCTGTCTGCAATAATGAACGTACAGAGCAGGGTCTTCCCACCAAGTTTCATCGTGACCTTTCTCTAACTCTACTTTCTTTTCTCCTAATATTTCATAAGCTACGTCATCTAACTTGTAAGAAGGTAGCTTACCGTTCTTTAGCTCCCATAGCTTAGAAACTGCTAACATCAAATCAATACAATTTCTACCTACTATGGGTTGCGCCCAGTCTTTGTACTCGTATCTTAGTTGCCTCATGGGGGATAGTAAGTTTTCTTGTAAGCCACACACCCTGCAACGCTCTATGATTTGCTTTATGTCTGCACCAACCACATACCACCCAGTAATTATATCCGGGTCTTGTCTTCGCATGTGTTTGATAAAGTGTATAAGCATAGACCTTTCGTTCTGAAACGCCAATGCCGGTGTTTCGTAATCATACTCTCCGTATTTGTGGTGTAGCTCCCCCTGTCCTTCCTTAAGACCCTCTACTGATGGCTTGACAAACCAAACATATTCTTTATCAGTGAAGTTATCATAAACTACTATTACCCTAAGTTTATTAGTTGTAGGCGACCACTCACAATCCATGTACCAAGTCCTATGTTTGTAGTTTTCTATAGGTTCGTTGCCGTCATTTATGTAGTCGGATAGGACACGATTAGTATAAGGTATATTTGCTTCCCATGTGTCCCTTTCATCGGAAATTTTCTTGATGTCAAAAGGAGTAGCACAATCTATCTTGGTCAGTTTCTCACCGTACAGACCGACGTAACCCCTTTCCCTTTTTACTACAGTATCTAAGTATTTATCTTCGTCTGTTCGCACGAAGCAGTAAGGCCAGTAACCAGTAATACTTTTTTCGTATCTTGAACCATCCTTGTTACGGCCTCTTACAATAATATCTCTGCCTCGACCACGCTCTATAATCATCAGACCAGCTCTACTTCGCTTCTATCCATCTTCATATGGTTACAGTTTTCACACTCCCATATATCTCCTTCCTCTACAGAGTCATAGAAAACAAACGAGAAGGTAGCACCACACATTTCGCAAACCATCCAAGGAAACTTTCTTTTCATGTATATCCCTACTATATTACGCTTATAAATTAGATGCTTGGAAGATGTAGTCACCATCTCCTAGAGATATTATCAGAGGATAACCCATATCAGCATGGGTAAAGTCCCATATGCCTATGGTTATGTCATGAGTTAGGTTAGCAAAGATATGCTCAAGCCCACCGTTATAAGTAGCAGTAAATGGTGCTATAGTACCCGTCCTAATCACTGGTATTTCAGAGTTAGTTTTACCTTTAAGCTCATGACCTACACTTATCATAAGTTTTGGTTCGTCGTACTCTATCCTATACTGGTTAAACTTCTGCCCATTCATAGAATCGCATCTAAAGGCTTCATACAGGGTTGTCGTGTTTAAGTCTGAGAAAACCCAAGCACACTCTAACAAAGAGCCGTCATTAGCAGTATAGGTTAGGTTATCAACATTTAACTTATTAGCAAGAATAGCGGACTTTTCCTCCCACTGTGCTATACTACTTGGATTGTGTGGGAAGGCCTTAGCTTCTTTACTAGCCGATAGTGTAGTCTGTTTATTGGTGGATTTGAAAGTAACTTTATCTTTCTTTGGTTCGATATTAAGAATACCACCATGATACTTCAAGACACCTAGAGTGGTTTGTATATCAGTGATTACTACTTCCCCTTCACCACTACAGGGTATAGATAAACGCATGATAGATGTCTGTCCGTCTTTCACTAGAGAAAGAAGGGCGAGTCTACCCTCACTTGCTTTTAGGATAACACTATGTACCTGTGAGATACTTTTACCGTCAATAGTTTGTTTCCTCTGAGCTAGATTTAAAAGCCATTTCAGAGAGTCTGTTTCTACTGTTATCAACCTAATCACTCTACCATGAAAGGAAGCCCGTACCACTCTACGTTGCCATTCTTTACACGAAGAACATCGTGTGTGCTACCAACCTTCTCTATGTTGTTACCCTTCATCTCCTCGATAGTGGCTCTTACAACCCACTCACCGTCTTGTAGGTTTCTATCACCTTCGACACCTGCCGCTGGGTCTGACTTCTTCATGTAGCGAGATAGGAATACCTGCTGAGAAAACTTTCTCATGGTTCCCTTCTCCCACTCTGGTCTAAACCCTACAGTCATGAGTACCTTCTTACCTGTACCGTCATCCATATACTGGGACACTGGCTTTAGGTGGAAAGTAAAATACACCTTAGCCACGTTCAAACTGTGTAGTCGTGATAGGATATTCCTGTAGAGTCTGTTGCGCTCTCTCCACTCCTTCTGATTGAAGGTATCACCTTCCTCGTCTATGATACCCCTAGCTAGTAACGATGCCCTCATAGCGTGTTCGCACCACTTTAGGAAAGTAGAACCACCGTCAAAGATAACACCACCGATACTCTCCGGTGAGTCCTTTACTATGTTGGCTAGAATATTCACATAGTATGATGTCTTATCTAACAACGCCTTGTAGTCTACGTTATTGTCCTCATCAAAGATTGACTCATCAGTTTCATCGTGAAGCGGAAGCACCACAATGTTATCTTTGTTAGGGTACACGTAGTCTACAGTAGACTTTGCTGAGTTATCTACATCAAAGATATAGATAGTCTTACCATCGTTAATCTCTTTGTCTAATAGAGAAAGAGCAAGGCCGGTCTTAGCGGTGTTCTCATGACCAACGAAAGCACATCTATGTGTCACGGCATTCATTGAGTTGTTTGTGAATAACTCCCTGTAGTAAGCCTCATCGAATCTAGTCGTAGGCTCAACAGTCTTTGTCGTCT